ATCGGATTGTGGCGAAAATGACGGCCTATCAGATAATGAAAGATGACAAGAAGATGACCGAAGTTCAAATAATGAAAGTCATCAATCAGGTTGTTGTTATGGTTCTTACACCTACACAAGATGATGTTGATATGTATGAGGTTCTTTCCAGTAATGCGGTCCAGCAGAGGGTAAAAGAATATAACATGCAAAAGTATACTAGGGGTGATAGAACATTGGGTAATGTGTTTGGAACGAGGATCTATGGTCCTCGACCAGACAAAGCCTGATGGGGCCTGGCGCCGTTGATAGGTGTGCCATGTGGAAGGTCTCAAGCTCCACCACACCAGAACCTGATATCAACCAAGCGAGCAGGGTTCACTAAAGAGAGGAAAGGGTACGTTTTCTCTTGCCTCGACAACGGGGTTCAGTTCAATCTGTATCAAAATAATTTCAACTCAGTAGAGATGGCCATTAAGGAACGTGTGTTCTATGTTAAGTCATTGGACGGCAAGTTCATACCGCCCCCAAGACCACTAGTTACTAGTGTTAAAGATTCACTAAAAACATATTATGTCAATATCAAGCGCTTATCCTTCCCTAGGTCGCCGTACACAGATCAAGAATTTGTTCAATCGTATGAGCCACACAAAAGGAGGGCTTACTCCAAAGCACTTGAGGATAATAAGTTATTTGGTTTCCATTCTAAGCTTGCCCACGTTAAGGCTTTTGGTAAATGTGAGAAGTATCAATTCACTGAATCTAAGACACCAGTACCTCGTCTCATCCAACCAAGGGATGCACGGTACTTAGTTGAAACCGGGAAGTACATAAAACCTATTGAGAAAGGTGTCTACCGGGATATAAATGAAATTTTTGGTTATAATGTTGTCTTCAAAGGACTCAATGCAATCGTACAGGCTAAAATTGCCCATGAATTTTGGACTGAGTTTGACAATCCAGTTGCAGTTGCGATGGATTATAGTCGCTTTGACCAACACGTTTCAAAAGAGATGTTGGAGTTTGAACATAGTGTATATAGGTGTTACTATCCTGGGGATAAGTGGTTTGCTTATCTCCTGAGTTTACAGTTGCACAACCGTTGTTCAGCTCAAGTTCCTGATGGGAAATTTAAATACCACGTTGAAGGGAAAAGAATGAGTGGTGACTCAAATACGGCATTGGGAAATGTCGTATTAGTTACTGCTATGTTTTTCGAGTACATTAAGAAGATTGGCGTTAAATGTCGTCTTATATGTAATGGTGACGACTCAGTTCTGATCCTCGAAAAACGGTTTCTAAATAGATTAGACAACCTAGTGGATTATATGACTTCCTTTGGATTTACATTAAAATTGGAACCACCTGTGTATGAGTTTGAGCATATCAGCTTCTGTCAAACACGTCCTGTGTTTGACGGTACTGAGTGGGTTATGGTTAGGGATCCTAACGTCGCGATAGCTAAGGACTGCGTTGCAATTAAACCTCTTGACAACGAGAGTGTTTTCAGAATGTGGTGCTGTGCTGTTGGAAAAGGTGGAATGTCATTGACTGGAGGTATTCCAGTGTGGCAAAACTTCTACAATGTCTTTATAAGAGCCTCCAAGGGTGCTAAGCCTTTGAGGGATCCAACATTGATATCTGGGAAGTATTACCTCGGAGTTGGGATGAAAAGGGAGCTAACCGAACCTACTACTGCTGCAAGGGTCAGTTTTTATAAGGCCTTTGGAATAACACCATACCAGCAGGTATTGTTGGAGCAATATTACGATACCGTCGAGATGGAATCGAGGATGACTTCGTTACGTAGCATGCCTCTACCATTTCCCCTATAATTGGGTCTAACCCGTAATGCCCCAAAACTATTATTTTAGTGCTAAACAAAATGCCAAGAGACTGCACGGCGGCACGTGGAGGTTTAGATGGACAGTCCCGTAGTCATGCGGTATCCAATACAAATGACAAATAAACGTAACAAGAAGAAGCCAACTTCAAAGGCACCGCAAGCCAAAGCGGTTCAACAAAAGGCACCTAAAGCGAAAACTCCTTTCGGGGATGTATTTAGCAAAATCGGTAGTGGCATTGGATCACAAATCGGTTTTGGTAAAGTAGGAGGGAATTTGGGTCGTTTACTTGGTACCGGCATAGGGTCTATTTTTGGGTCGGGGGATTATTCTATGATTGGTCCTAAACCGACCTATAATGTCCTGTCCGGGCAAGTGCCCAAATTTTCCACAACACACGCTACAAACATTGTTTGCCATCGTGAGTATCTAGGGGATTTACAGGGGTCCACTGCTTTTAATAATATTGCATATCCTCTCAATCCCGGTATATCCACCACTTTTCCATGGTTGTCTCAAATTGCTTTGAACTACCAACAATATCGTTTTCATGGTCTTATATTTGAATTTAGACCCTTGATCACTGACTTTGTTACAAGTGGTGCACCTGGCGTCATGGTAATGACCACCAATTACAACGCAGATCAAATGCCTTTCAACACTCGTCAAGAAGCTGAAAACGCTGAATTTGCTGTTGCTGTGAAACCAACTCAAGGTTTGGTTCATATGATTGAGTGTTCCTCTGCCGAGACTGCCATGAAACTTTATAATGTGAGAACTAATGTTACAGGACCCAATCAAGATTTGAGGTTGTATGATTATGGTCTTACCCAAATCATCACCCAATCAAATCCAAATCAAGTCCTAGGTGAGTTGTGGGTTAGCTACTGTGTTGAATTCTTTAAGCCTACATTAGCACAAGAATTCAATGTAACTCCAGCATACGATTTCCACACCTTCAGGTCTGCTACAAGTAGTGCGAATGTTCTGGGAACAATACAAGTCACCACTAGTGGTCAACTTTCAGTTGCAGTCACAGCAAATTCCTTACAAGTTAAGAATGCTACTGTTGGAATCAACTACAAAATTGATCTCTTTATTGGTGCAACCGGAACTACAACCACTTCTTTTAGTATTCCTACTTTAATAGGGTGTGTGTATATACCTCTGTATGTTGGTGGTATTACCAGTCAGGTCCAAACTACTGGTCTGTCAGCTAATTCTTCTGCACAATCGCTTGTGGTTTCCGCTACTTCTACAGTTTTCAGTGTCACATGGCCTCCTGGTAGTGTGATACCATCTGGTGCCAATTCAGAAATTTATATTTCTGCGATTGACCCAATGATCACTGCTTAGATAGCGTGATAGGTATGAAGTTTACCGCTTTTTGAAATAACTTCCCCTACCATGCTGGGTTACGCCATGATGAGTATCCGCGATGATTTAAAACTAAGCTCGGGTGGCTCATCACTCGACGGAGACGTATCGGCACCAGGTCGTACCTGGGAATGGTCAATGGAGATTCACTATCGTAAGTTAGCACCGAACGCATGATTGCTTGGGGAGGGTTCATCACCTCTACCGGAGGGTCATGTCATCCAAAAACAGAGAGAGAAAACTGTATAACACCTTATGGCATTGTTGGGAGGATGCTGCGTAATTGTGCGCGATGGAGCCATCTTGGTTGGTAGAATAACAATGGTCTCCTACTGGTGTCTTAATGCAGTAGGCGGGTCTAGTCCCGAGATGTCACTAGCGCTTCAAAAATGATCTTCGCTGATAATGGCGTTGATTCCCCTGAAGTGGGTAAATAGAATTAGGGTCGTTAACCATCAAGATCACTGGTCCATTCAACAGTGTGAGGGCGATGGAGACGTTAACATACAGCGCAGGTTGTTG